GGGCGGTACTCAACCATCACCTCGGTCAACTGATAGTTCATGTCCTCGCGCACGCGAGCGGCAGCTTCTTCACGCAACAAGTCAACCGCGCCAACGATCTGGGTCTTGACTGGCCCCATAGCAGGGAATGTTTCCATCATTGCCTCAGATTGAAAACGCACGACTGATTCTGTAAGCATGGGATGAAACACGCCACATGCGCCCTGCCAAGGTTCTGTGCGTTCTTCATACTGCAAGCCCAGTAACTTCAGGCCATCGACATAGGTTTTGATCCAATCTTTGCGATCATTGATGTCTTTATCAAAGTCCTCGACCAAGTCATTGCCAAGCGAATCTAAGTCGCCCTCGTCCATGTACTCTGCGAGGTTGGCATCAAAGTCTTCTGCCGTTTCTTTGTGGGGTTTTAAGTCAATCTCTATGTCGCCCATGTCGATACTGACTGACTCAGGGTCTTCAATCTCAATCTCCATGTCAGGCTGTTCAGCCAACTCAGAGAGACCCATAGGGGCTTGATACAGACTTTTGTCCATTGAACTTGTTGCCATTTTGTGTCCTTACACTGTGTAGAACCGCTCTTTGCTGCGGCTCCTAAAATACGTTAATTCTTCTGGCTCATCGCTGGGTAAGCGTAAGAACCCACCTTGTCTAAACCGCATAAGTGCTAGTGTTGTTGCATCAACCAAGTCGTCATGCTCGCCTGATGGGAACTCCGCAATCTCATCAACCAATTCTTCAGCCCAGCGTGTACGCGGAACCCATACTTTTCCAGACGCGATTATGTCTGATACAGAGTTCAGGCGGGCGACTTTATCCTGACCCTTACTAGGCGTGTACTCCTGCACGGGGATCCCCATTGCTCTGAGTTCATAGATCAACGGCGCACCCGTCGCCTTCTTCTCGATGAGTAGCCCGTCCGGTTCGTATTCCCGATACTCCTCTAGCACATCTTTCTTTAGCTCCACCCATTCGACACGTTTCTTGTACGTGTTTAAAAGAATGATGTTTTTCGACATATCCGTCTCGTCGGTGAATATCCCCCACGTCGTCCCTGCGGAGTAGTCAGCCCTGTTATTCTTTTCAAACGCCGTGTCCCATGTCTGCAAGATGTACTCACACGTTGGTGGACGCTCAGCTTCCCACCATTTCCACCAATCTCGTTTGACGATGGCCGATTCGTTACCCACGGGATTCTGCTGATACTGCGCCTGCCACTTACTGTTGGGTAATTCTTCCCGTAGTGCTTCCAATTCCTCAAGCGCCCAGAACTCTGGCCATAGGGGTTTACCCGAAGGTAGGATCGCAGGGAACTCAATTACTTCCCACTGCTCCCCGCCCCGCTGAGCCGCTGCTTTGAGTACCTGACCGGTCAAATCCCGCATCGCCCACCGCGTCATCACGATCACGATAGCCCCGCCGGGCTGTAAACGCTGACGTGGGCCTGACGTATACCACTCTGTTACCTTGTCGAACACATCTGGGTTGCTCGCGGCGAGCGCGGCCTCCTGTTCGGAGTGTGGATCATCAATAATTAAGAGGTCAGCACCTTTTCCGGTGACCGTGCCGCCCACACCAATCGCAAAATAGTCGCCGTTCTTACTTGTATTCCACCGTCCAGCAGCTTTTGAGTCCGCACGAAGCTCCAAACCGGGAAAAAGCTCCTTATAAGTGTCCAAATCGACCAGATTTCGCACTTTTCGACCAAAACCGACTGCCAATTCAGCAGTATTTGAGCTTTGGATCACCTTTTTGTTAGGGTATTTACCTAGAAACCACGCTGGAAGCAGGTAAGAAGCGAACTCAGACTTTGTATGGCGGGGTGGCATGTTGATAATCAGGCGTTTACATTCGCCATTCACGACCCGCTCGAACGCTTTGGCCATAATATTGTGATGGCGACCCGAAATGAACTCCGGCCAGACCTTGTTTACAAACCCCATGAACGTATCACGGGCTTTTTCCTTCTCCATGATGTTCTCACGGAGGGTCAGGTCTTCCAAAATCTTAACTTTCTGATGCTCGGGCAGCTTATCCAACTGGGACAGGAGCGCATTTAGCTCAGCGTCCATCGTATTTGTTGGCACGTTAGAGCGCATCAGGATCCTCTTTGGGCCCGGGTTCTACTTCCTCAACCATTTCTAGCTCTGGAGGATCGCCAAACTCTTTGTCCAGATCAATATCTATGGGGGCAATGTCTGTGACCCCCTGCGCCATAAGCATTTTCCTGATTTTGTCCTTGATCGCAGTATCAATGTCGGACACGTTGTTGTACGTAACCGTAATCTCGGTCTTCTCAGAAAAGAGGCCCACGTCGCTAATCTTACCCAGCATCTCCGTGGCCTTGATCTCAATCTTGGGATCACCGCATGACGCAAGATCGAGTAACTTGTTAGTTACTACTAACCTAAGTTCGGCGGCATCCGCAACGATTGGGTTGTTGTACTCCTTGAGCATCGCACCAATTCGCTCGGCTACTGGCAAGCTGTACATCAGAGCGGGCGTGGTACTCGGGGTGTTCGGGTCTTTGCGTGGGCGACCACGGCCCCGCTTAGGAACCATTGCTTCTTCGTACTGACGCTTCGCCAGTTCAGAGAAGTCGTTAAATACGTTGTCCGCTTTGAGTTGCGCTTCAGGGTCATCGTCTACATGGGCATCAAGACCCTTGAGGACTGCGGCGGTGTTTGCCGCGATCTGCATGTTTTCGAAGAGCGTCCCGCCCGCTTCTGGCGCTAAGCTGGCCGGAAACGGAACTGTTTTGTCAGGCGTCAAATGCACTGTCATACTTTAGGAGCACTCCGTAAAGAGGATGCGCGACTGTAACAGAAAAAATCTATACATGACAAGTCCCTCATGCACAAAATATGGCGTTTTGTATACATAACGATTTGGTTCCATTGACGGGGGGTGTTTTTGGTGGAGTGCTACCGGCAGAATCCCAAAATTTTTTATACCCCCCTCCCCCACTTTTAAATTTTACTCACCCGGTGTGCAAAACACTGTGTATGTATGTGGGGAGTCCCTTATAGCAAATTGGGGTGGTGGGGGTCGTGGAGTTCTCAACCCAGGATTTCAGAGGGGGTGTAGCCGGAGGAAGCGCCGCGATTTTCTACCATCTAGTCGGAGGAAGAGACGCGATTTTTTTAGCCCTTGCGGTTCTCTGCGGGCAAAGCGGTCGAGGTTCTCTGCGGTCGAGGCGGGCAATTCATTCATTGTGAGCTATATCTTTCTGTGCATTGCGTTGTTATCCTGTGTGCGGTTTTCCCCTAAAGTCTACCCATTTGATATAGTTACTACATGGACAGCAGGGTGATGCCTGCTGTGCTGAACAAGCCGACATCATGTCGGTTTGTTCGGGCGTCTTGCCCGTTCTTTACTTGGAGAATACATCATGGCAAACAAGCCAACCCAAGCGGTTACAGCGCCCGCACAAAGCGCTGTCGGTTCCGTGGTCGAAATGATCTGCGGTCGTTCACTTGTTGACGCTGAGGCGTCTATTCGTGATATCGGTTTCTCGACTCAAAAAGTCGAGTCCGGTATCGGTGACTTGGTCGCTGATCGTGAGGTCTTGGACTCCAACCTGTTGCACTGGGTTGTTCAGTCCGGTGCTGACGGCAAGCTGTTGCGTCACGCGAAAGACCATGAACTTGCGCCCAACAAGTTCGTGCCTGTGTCTTATCCTGAGTTCATGAAGATTCGTGAATTCTATGTGGGCGCGGCGTTCGACGCGGGCGCGGAGTCGTTGGAAGGCGCGGAGAAAGTTTGGGAGCGCGCGGTTCAGCGCTTGGTCAAGCTGGACTTTGTGCGCCCTAAGTCGCAGAGCAAGGATGCCGAGCGCATGGCGCAAAAGCGGGCTGAGCAAATTGCTAAGTTCGCGGACAAGGGCGAGGGCGAATTGCTCGAGCTAAAAGCCGAGTTGGTCGCTAAGGGTGACACTAAGTCACTCGGTCAAGCAAAGGCGGTTCAAGCCGAGATCGAACGGCGTGAAAAACCCGAGATCGACAAGGTGGTCGCTGAGTGTAAGGCTTTGAATGAGTCCTTGCGCAAGCGTGCCGGTGAGTGGGCGAAAGCCGGTTCTGCTGACGCGGTCGAGCGATTGACTGCGGCATTGTTGGCCTTAGGCTAATCCGAGGCGGGCAGTGACAGTGCCCGTCTTTTCCCTTTCTTTCTTTTGGAGTTTTTTATGAATCCGTTTTTTAATGTTCGTTTGTTTTCTAATGAGTACTTGATTACTCATTTTCATAGGTTAACTATAAATGGTTGCACCATGCGAGAGTATGGCAAAGTTTATGATGAAATTGCCCGACGGAAAAAATTGGGCTTGATGTAAACCTTGGGGGCTTCGGCCCCCAGTTTTTTTTGGCCTGCGCGATGGCGCGGGCCGCCGTGATGCC